CTATTTCGGTGCGGTTGGCGATGATAGCGTGGCGGTCGTCCTCCCAGTAATGCAGCAGTTCAATCTGGTAGCCTCGCCGGATGTCGCTCCAATGGCCTTGCCCTGTTTCAGCGGCCAGGCCGATTTCGGCCATGCGCTCACTCGCCCCACCCTGGAGGGCCGCGCCGGCGGCGACCAGGGCCTCCCAGTCTTCCGGCTCATACACCTTGCCGCTGCCAGCCCGGGCCAGGACCTCCAGCTTCGCCCGCAGCTCCTGCTCGGTGCACCATTCGCGGTGGAACACGAAGCGGCAATTATCCAGGTCGGTACCGCGCGGGTCCGGCCAGAAGTCGTAGTAATCAACATACTGGACGTCGTTGTCGTCGTACACTGTGGCAAGCCGATCCAAGACGGCTTCCACCTCGATACCCAGTTCCGGATTGAATACCTTTTGCCGCTGCTTGATCAGCCGCTGCTCGAATTTCCACCCGACAGCCAGGATTCCGGCCGGGAACACCAGGACGCTGGTGATAAAATCGTAAAACTTACGGTAAACCTGGCTGTTACGAAGCTGCTGGTCTACGAGATAGGTGCTGTACTTCGCGCTGTCCTCGGCGCTCATCAAAAGCTGGAGGTAGCTTTCCGGGCTCAGGCCCTCCTGGAAGTAGAGCAACGGATTGGGGATATACTCTATAACGGGATTGGCCGCAAAAATAGCCCGCAAATAGCGGGCGCGAAGGCTGTCTACCAGTTCATAGGTTTTCGGTATGTGCAGGTTGGACCGGCCCTTTAGTTCCTTGGGCAGCGGCGGCCGGTAGCCGGTGTAGAGCTTGTAGTTCTCGATAGCGCGCTGGTCGTACTGCTTGCGGTACGCCTCGGCGTACTGGAAGCGCGATATAAGCTCTGCGGCGGTTTCGCGAAGGTCGGGCATAAATGTTCCCCTCTCAATAACCGGTTATCGACGATACCCCCGCCGGCGTGTCGCGGCGCTTATGGCGAAGTGGCTCATGCAACCTTGTCGTCGGGTTCTTCTTTTGCCTGGCTATTTCGTAGTAGACATTCGCATGGGCAAAATGGTCCGGGCCGCTGTTCTCCCAGGTGCGAATAACGTTGCCCATCCTGTCCTTTTTTACGATGTTCACATCCTGCCCGTCGGCGCCTACTACATAAAGCGTTTCCCAGTGCCCGCAGAGGCAATTTTCTACCACTCCGGGCTTGCCCTGGCCCACCAGGGCGGGGTCATTGGGTTTCAGGTAAACATGGACAAGGCCCATGTTATATACCTCTATGGTATGGTCAATTACCCTGGTCCGGTGAGCATAAACAACGCCCTCATTATCACCCTTGTCGATAAACTCAACCATGTCCTTGCGGTCGTCGTCGTAATCGTAAATGCACCGGTAGGCCCGGCCCCGGAAATGCCGGACGAATTGCGCCGCTTTTTCGGTTTCGGGAGCGTTGTCCACCACGCAAAGATTGATGCCCTGGGCGAACATATACTGGTGCAAGTCATCCCAGCTGGCCAGGGTAAATACTTTTGTAATACCGTTTTCCGTACCCTGGACGCAATGGAGTACTTTACCCACGTCTACACCCAGGAGCTTCCACCGGCCCTGCGGCTGCTCAGTTGTGCAGCACTGGAGGATAATGCTCCTGCTAACGGTATTGGCCCCGCCAATGACCGGCAGGCCCAGGACGAAGTTGTAAAAGTACTCCTGGGTCTTAGTTTCCTCAGCCTCAATTAGCTCGGCAGCTGTGATCCAGGGAGCCATGAGCTGGCTGATATGGTAACCGGACCACTCTCGGCCCGGATGCTCGGCTACCCACTCGCCAGATAGCCGGGCCTCCTGGGGCAGTTCCCGCTTACACTTCCGGCAGATAAAAGCCTTTCGCTCTTTGTCCACATTGACGAAGTAATTCAGCGGCTGCCACTCATTACAGCGCGGGCATTTAATGTGCCATTGTTTTTTGTCGCTGCGCTGCCAGTAAACATCCACTCCTACATTGGGTCGGCTGGGGTTGGAGAAAATCCAGCGGCCCTTGTAATCGCTGGCCGCAATACGGCTTTCGTAGGTCTCAACCGTACCCTGGTCGCTCCGGTCCAGTTCATCATGTACCAGGAGATCGGCGCTGACCATGATGCCACGGCTCTGGCCTTTGGTGCCTTCCCAGAAGATATGAGCGTTTCCTATGCGCTTCTGATAAATGCTGTCTACATCCCGGCTAATAAGGCTACCCAGGCTAGGGTTATGCTGCAATATCGGGTCTATCTTGGAATGGGCGAACTTTTTTACGTCGTCGTCGGTCGGCAGAGTGTAAATACAACTCTTGGCCTTCCTGTGGGCCAACCATAATACTTTCAGGATGGCCATGGTGGAAAAGCCAATCTGGGCCGACTTCATACAAACTAGCCGGTGGCTCCAGTCCCGGTACGGCTGCATCAAAAAGGCATGCTGCTCAAATTCAAGCGGCATGCCTTTTTCGTTTTTTAGTTCATTCTGGTATATCCATTCAACTATGTCTGCCCTAGCCAATTTGGCGTCAATCAGCGCCAGTAATTCCAGCTTTTCCGAGCGCGGCAATTTTTTCAGAGATGAGGGCGTCAAGCTGATCATCGGTAAGGCTTTCATATTTCTTCATCTCAATCGGACCGCCGGCTGGCCCGCTAATTTCCTGTTTCACCCTATCCGCATATTTCTCGGGCCGGTTACCTTTCAGTAGGAAAATCAGCAAGGTATCAGAATACTTCCGTACCTTGCCAACGAGTTTTCCGCCCTGATAAACCGGCTCCTCCACACCCTCCACGGCCCGCCGCCAGGCCTCCTGCTCCAGGCGGTCGGCCGCTTCTTCCACGGCCATATCCCAGGCCGCAGCAAATTCTGGATCTTTTTCTCTCCACTTATAGGGCGTTGCACGGTTCAAGCCGATAGCTTCGGCGGCAGCCGTTACGTTGCCTGTCTGCCGAAAAAGTTCCAGGAATTTTTTCTTTTTTTTCGCCGTCGCCGCCGTTGCCATCTCTTTCACCACCAACCCAAAAAATAAACGCCTCACGGCGTAAAAAGTTACAAAAAGCTATTTTAAGTATAAAGTACATCCCGTCAAATTGTCAAGCCCCTGGCAAGTGGATAATCCAGTTCGACCCGGGCCGGGACAACGCAGAAGAAATAGAAGCATAAGGCCGCCTCGCGCGGCCTTTTTATTTTTCAGCCAAACTTGCAAAAAACCTTCTCCAAACTGTTCTTTCCCAGTCGCTTCTTGCTGTAGAAATTTTGTCTGCGATGGAATAAGGCAAATAATCCAAAAGCACAGCTTCGTTTATCTTGGCGTTAAATGCCCATGCCTCAAAGCATCCTGCTTTATCGTTTCTATAAACTCCTGTACCCTTTATAACCCAATCTATCAGGGTTTCTGGCTTTATACTATCAGGTATAGACACCATTATTCCCACCCCTATCTAGTTTACACTAACATATACCTCTGTGTCCAGGGTTTATACCGCCGGGAGGACTTCCACTTCCTTCCCGCCTTCCTGCTCCCCTTCCCCTTTAGCGCCCCGGCCACCGGCGGCAAAACAGTCGTCGTAGCATGCGGCAGGAAGTAAAAGGTCCCCGGCACCACCCTGGCCTGCTCATGCTCCTGCAGGTCCAGCTTGTCCACGTCCTCCCACCATTCGCCCCCGCAATTCGGGCACCGCCAGAACTCCCGCCGCTCATCGTAGACCATTTCTGTATTGCACCGTGGGCACCGCAGAACTTCGCTCAACCTGCTTCCTCCTCTCTGTCCGGTCGCACTGTGACCACATCCCAGCCGCCGAATAAGCTGGGCACGCATATCGCTACCAGGCCCTGTCCCACCGGCACCCGGACGCCCAGGGTGGGATCGGGCCGGACCCCAGCCCTGAGCATCCCCTGGAGTCGCCGTTCAATCAGGGGCCGCAGCTTCTTCGGCGCTATGCAAGCCCGAAGCTCCACCCGCCGCGCCCCGTGGCATGTCATCCGTACTCGCATCGCCCCGCCTCCAGCTCCGGTACTCCCACAGCACGTATATCCGCTCGCAACCCATACACCTGAAGCGCCTTATCTCATCTTCGAAGTAGACCTCGTACAGCTCCCCGCCGCAGCGGCAGGTCAACGTTGCCCCATTCCTACCGCCTCCCCACCCAGGCTTGGAGTTTTTCATCCCATTCCGTCATAAACCGCACCGGTAGACATACTCCCAAGTCCATCAATGCTTTGCTCAATGCTTTACAGGAGATTTCCTTACTCCTGTTTTTACTATTACCACCCCTCACCACTAAGCCGTTCAGACACTCGCGCATAACTAAAATCTTTCCTTCCGGGCTCAAATAAAACTCCACCAGGGCTCCGGGTCTTAAATCTCTAGCTATTTCCCAGGAAATGCTTATACCCCTCTTCCCAACAGTAATCCATTTACCGTATCGTGTTTTCGTGCTCAGCCAATTAAATACTCTAAATGCACTTAGGTCCAACTCTCCCAGTTCCACGTTCACATCAGGACTTAGGAAAGATGCTTCTGTCTTCTCAGGGCGAATTTCAGTTTTTGTGACTTCTTTGTTCTGCCCGGCAGGGCCAAACCATTCCTTCTTGAGGATGTAAAAAATATCATTGGGAATTTGACATTCTCGCATAATTTTCCGGTCGGTCATGCCCTTTGCCTTCATCTCCAGGAAAGCCTCTTTTGTAAGCCGTTCCCTGGCCAGTTCCAACCGCGATTTCTTGGGTAAAGTTTCGGGTTTCTGGTCTGTGGGCTTAACTTTTTCTTGGATTGTCTCCATTATTTTCTCCTCCTCCCAGTAATCCGGCGCGGCAACTCCATGCCACTCCATTTCTTTTTTAAGATGCTCTTTGCTAACCTTCAGGGCTTTAGCTGCCTCATTCAGGCTGCAACTGTTTTCAACCGCCCACTTTATGCTTTTAAGGCTAAGCCTGCGCTCCTCCCGTTTTTTCGGTGGGCCGTATCTGGCGGCAATCTCTTCAGGGCTCAATTTATACGTAATTATCGGTCCCGGCGAGGCGTAATCATCATCTATATCAGACCTTTCGTGTGGTAGCCGACAGCCCAAACGGCTCCTGGCTATGCTGCTCTGGCCCATAATCCTCACCTCTATGCGGCCGTTTCCCTTGCCTTTTTTATAGCTTTGATGATCTTCATCTGGTCCTGGGTCAGTCCTTTAACGTCTCCCAGGACGGCCTGTCCGATCTTGGCCAGGATAAAAGCATCGGCCTCGTCGCTGCTGTCAAATTCCACCCCCCACCTTTTGTAAACATCCCGGAGGATAATATCTTTAGGAGCATTGCCTTTCCCCGTGGCGAACTTTTTGGCCTGAGTTGGAGCTACTTCAATCCAGCTATACCTTTTTTGGGTTAGCAGTATCCGGATCATTCCCCCCAGTTCGCCCATCTGATGTGCTTGATTGCTCCGGGCGAAGGCGTAGCCTTCTACTACCACCAGTTCCGGCTTATATGCCGATAATCTTACTTCCAAGAGGTTTTGCAAGGTTAACAGTCTTGCAATTCCTTTTTCTTTTACCTCCAAGGTTTCGTGTAAGATAAGGTTTCCGTTTTCCAGGACCACCAGGCCGGTGCTGGCCAGGCTGGGGTCTATGCCCATGACTACAGCCAAAACATTCCCCTCCCTATTTTTGCAGTTTCTTCAACAACCTTGCTACTTGCTCTTTTTTCGGTGCCAGCCAGATATCCCTTACATCTTCGTAATCCTCCTTCCTTATCCAGCAGCCAGGCCCTATTTGCGGCCGGATGGCATAGTGTCCGTTTACCGTTACCAGTCGACTGCCTGCCCACCTCATGGCAAAGAGGGCCTCGGCCAGAGCTTCATCTTCGGCCACGGCCAGGGCCAGGAGCTGTTCCCAGAGCCTGCTGTCCTCCTTGAGGTCTGGCCGCGGATCGGCGAGTAAAGGGCTCCTAGGTTCCTCATCCCAGCCTCCTTCCATCAGGGTGCCGATGTCCAGCTGCAGGACCTCGTACAGATCCTTGCCGTCCGCCGGCGGGTTACGCTGCAAGGATATAGCCTCGGCCAGGGTGAGGGCCGGCGGGTTGCCGTGGCCTTTCGGGGCCTTAGCCGTTACCTGCCGAGTCAGCCCCAGGTAGAAGTCCCGGCCGCCCAGGGCCTTGCTGTTGCGGAATAATAGCAGGTGGCCATAAAACAGGGCGTAGTAGATATCTAGGGGAGTCAAAGATGCAGGGACCTCCTTTCTGGTAAGTCAATTCCGAGTGGTTACGTCTGGTTACACTATGGTAACGCTTTTAAAAACCCGGGAAACCTTGAAAATCCTGGCTGGTAACGTTGGTAACACTGGTAACAGTACTTTTTATTTTTTTGGATGGGAGATATTTTTTTTCGCTAATTTTATTACGCTAAAGCGCCTCTTCCAAATCAAAAATGAAATTTTAGTGTTACCACCGTTACCAGTGTTACCAAACCCCTAAAAAAATGCCTATATATACAGCCGACTCAAGACCTCGAAATTGGTAACAGTAAGGTAACACTGGTAACACTAGTTCGGTCATTTTAAGGGCTTTTTTGGGTATTTTGGGTAGTAATTTTGATGATTTAATTACATCTTCTTCCATATGCTTTCATATATACTATAGCCTTACATAATATCATCATCTTCCGGTGAAATATTTTCCTGGAATTCTTTTGGGGTTTTCTGTTGTTCAGGTTGTTTTTCATTCTGCTTAATTTCTTCAATACTACTAAGCGGCAGCTGCCATGCTCTAACTACAACCCCTACTCCTTCTGAGTTCCTGACTTTCTTTAGTACCGGCTCTGCTCCATGCCGCCGCAGTATGTCCCATACCTCCCGCGCCTCAATGCGGTACTCACTCTGCCGCAGGTAACGGTGCAATGTCGGGCCGTGCAGATAAACATAACTGCCGTCAGTATAGACTCCCCGGCGCTCGGCCAGGGCTGTCTCGTCCTCGATCATCCGGGTCTGGATATAATGGGTGATAGTGTCCCACAAAATGGCGTCCGGGCTGGCCTCTTCCGGGGCCTCCACGATCTCCAACTTATTGGTCAGTATTTCATCCAAGTAGCTGTCCCACTGGCTGGCGGCCTTCTTCATGGCCGGCATTCGGTTGGTGTTCTGCATCACCAGCCTTTTGAACCGGCTGAAACTCGCCAGGTCTTCGGCGTCCATCTTAACCACCTGGTCAAAGATATGCACCCTGTAAATGGGCGGGACCGTTTCCAGCTTTTCCACCTTCACGATTTCAAAGTTGCGGTCGCCTTTTTGCTTTTCAGCTTCAGCTTTGGCTACCGAGGCCACTACCTGCCGGATTTCATTTTCTGGAAGCGGCGGGCGGTTTTTTTCGTTCCAGAGCAGGAGCAGCGGCTCTACTTCCGAAGGCGGCAGCCCCTTGCCTAGGTAGTGGCCGGCCAGCCTGGTCGCTGCAGTATTGCGCTGGCCGGCATCGACGCCATTTAAGTATTCCTGCACCCAGGTTGGATCCTCATTTTTGGCCTGTTGTCTGCTTGCAACCGCTTTACCTTTTTCAATCAGGGCCAGTATCCCTGCCGGCAGCGGCGCCAGGGGCACGTCCTTGGGCGCCAGGCTCCACTCGTACACACTCCCCGAAGGGTGGATACTTGGCGGGGCCATGACATAACCGCCGTCTCCCCGCAGGTCCAGGCCCGGCATTTTTCGCGCGAAGTTGCTGATCACTCTATCGCCCGGGTGCTGGAAGTAATAGTGCCAACCCTTACCGGTCCGGACACAGGGGGTAGGCGGCAAGGCGCCCAGCTGCTTGATAGACTCCAGCCCTTCCTCCCCGTCGGCGTCTACCACCACCAGGCCGGACACCTTGCCGGTGACCACTCCGATGTTGGCCTTGGGCCACATTTTCCACCAGGTTTCTACCTCGCCCTGGGTAGGTGGCGCTTCCTGGTACCTTTTCCATGAGTCCAGATAAGGTTTCTTGTCTATTCGCAGAGGGATTATCGACCATTTCTTCCGCAGGTATACAAGGGCGTATTCCAGCATTGAAGCCATTGCATCATCACTTCCCCCATCATCCCCTCCGGTTTGCTACCATTCCTGAAATATCCTCCCCCCTCCCAGCGGCGCTAACAGGTAGAGGTTTTCCCTGCTCCTGGTAATCGCTACATACCAGACACGCCGCTCCGGTTCCGGGTCCACAGCGTAGCTGTCGTGGGTCTTGCTGGTCACGTTGGGCAAGAGGACGACATTATCGGCCTGCTGGCCCTTGACGGAATGGAAGCTGCCCAGGGTTATCCGGGGCTTTTTGCGCAGGCCCTCGTAGCCGTAACGGTTAAAGACACGTAAATAATACTCTTTACGACCCTCCTCGGCCTTGATAGGCCGCAGGCAGGTTTTAATATCCCCCAGAAGGTCTATAAGCTCCTGCCTGGCGCCGAGTATGAACAATTTTTGCAAGGTAATTTCTTCATCCGGGAACAATTTCTCAATCCTTTTCTTAGCCCCCCTCTCCCAGTAGGGGTTGCTGGGGGTATCCTTGGCCAGGTAATAAAGCTCGTCCGGCGTGACAGCAATCCCGCGGGCCAGCTTCAAAGCGGTAAGGACCGACTCAGGCACATTGCGGATCGGTGAAGCCCCCCGCAGGTTGTCGTAAGGGATCCCCTGCTGCATTAAGACACGACTGTAGTTTTGCAGGTAGATATTGTTCCGGGCCAGCAAGAACCATGTTTTCCCGCTTGCATCGTCCGCAATCCGCGGCAACAGGTCTCCCAGGTAAACGTCGAAGTAAACCTCGCCCTCCTCTTTCCGGGGGAGCCACGTCTTGCTGTAGCGCTTTTTGTTGCGCTCAATAATCCGTTGGGCCAGCAGGGCCGGTTTCCGGGGTACCCGGTGGCTCTGTTCCAGGAACCGCCTTTCGCCTGGCAATTCCATGAGCCACCGGGGGTCGGCTCCCTGGAAGCTATAGATTGCCTGGTCTTCGTCGTACCCGAGAAAAGTATATTTCGCTTTATGCGTCCACTGCATAAATATACGCTGTTGCAAAGGCGACAGGTCCTGGGCCTCGTCCAGGATGAGCGCGTCGATATCCGGGGCCCATCCTTCCTGCTCCACCAAAAGGAGCATGTCCACAAAATCAACCAACCGCTTTTCTTTTTTGTATTCTTCAACCCTGGCGGCGAACCACAAAGCCCTGCCAGGATAATCGACGCCGCCGGGGTATAGTTTGACGCCCCGTTCCAGCGGCAGGCAGTTATTCCTGGTCCAGTCGTACCAGGCCTTTAGCATCTCCCCTTCTTCATTTCCGGCCGGCTCCCAGGGTTCATCCAGATCAAATCTCCCTACCCCGTTTTCAGAAAAAGGGATCTTATAATACTGGCAGAACTCCCGCCAGTTTTTGCCGATGAGGACCTGGGATTGCTTCAGCCCCAGGTGGCGGAAACAGATGCTGTGTATGGTGCCGAAGTAGGGTAACTGCCCCCGGGGAATGCCAAAAGTCTTAAATACCCTGTCCTGGGCTTCCCGCACCGCTGCCTTGGTAAAACTGCAAAAGCATATCCGCTGGGGCTCTATTCCCCGGTTAAGCAGGTCCTCGATAATTCCCATGAGGGTCTGTGTTTTCCCGGTCCCTGGGGGGCCGATAATATGAGTAAACCCCATTTCTCCGTCTCCCTTGTTTGTGTAATTAACCCGCAGCCAGCAGCTCTTTTAGCCGGCTGTTCCTGGCGGCGATCTTGTTGTTCCTTACGGCCATCTCCACGGCGTCCGGTTGGCAGATAATGGTCAGCTTCTTCTTGGCCCGGGTGATGCCGGTATAAAAGAGGTTGCGCTGGAGCATCATGTAGTGCCCCCGGGTCAGCACCATAATGACCTGCGGCGCTTCACTCCCCTGGGCCTTGTGGACTGTGCTGGCGTAGGCCAGGGTAATAAGGCCGGCGGTATCGTCCTCATCGTTGAAAAAGACTTCATCATCGTTACCCTGGATATCCACATAGACTCCCCTGGGGCTTTCGGTTTGTATTTCTGTTACCTGCCCCACGTCGCCGTTAAAGACCCCCAAGGTGTAATTGTTTTTGATTACCATAACCTTATCGTTTACCCTGAATTTGCCGCTGCTCAGCTGGATTTCTGGGACATCTTCCCCGTCCGGGTTCAATGCTTCCCGGACCACCTGATTTAAATTGCTTACCCCGTCAATCCCCCGGCGCATCGGCGCCAGCACAAGGACACCCATGAGGCCGTAGCTTTTTACGGCTTCCAGGGCTTTTTCCTTTACGAGGTTGGGTATTAGCTGCCGGTCATCCACAGGGATAACCTCCACATCCGGGAGACGCATCCAATCGGGCGGTAGTCTGCCCTGGCGGACCGCATCAGCCAGAATAGGGATCCCGGAGCCCTCGCCCTGGCGGTAGACGAGGGATAACCGGGTGGTAGGTACTACGCTCGACGCGATAAGATCTCTTAAAACGGCTCCCGGTCCCACAGAGGGGAGCTGATCCACGTCGCCGATTAACACTACTTTCAGGTTGCTGGGGATGGCCCGGAACAAGTCCCGGGCCAGCAGGATATCGCACATTGAAAACTCATCGCATATCAGCAGCCCCGGCCCAGGCAGGGGGTTCTGCTCATTGAACTCGAAGCAATTGTGTTGGGGTTGATAGTGCAACAGACGGTGAATGGTTTTCGCATCGTGCCCCGTCACCTCCGCCATCCTTTTAGCGGCCCGGCCCGTAGGGCTGGCAAGGTAAATATAATGATCCGGGTGAAGCTGCTTGTAGGCGGCCAGGATCCCCCGGGTAACGGTTGTTTTACCCGTACCGGGACCACCTGTAACAATGCTGAGATTGTAGGTTAAGGCCTTTAATATAGCCTCGCGCTGAGCATCGGCGTAGGTAATACCCAGGTTGCTTTCAGTGGCTGCAATCAATCCGGAAAAGTCCACTATTATTTGCCCCCTGTTCGGCTATTTCACCGCCCTGAGCCTCGGCGGCTCCAGGTTATCAGCTTCAAGGTTGGTGAATAAACTTGGCCCGGTTATACTGTCCCAGTCAACGTTCTCATCCAGCAGATTAGGGATCTCTCGCATGGTGCTTGCCCAATCTGGTCCCAACTTGTAATGCATGTTGGCCCAATCTTCAATATCATGCAGGATAATGTCTCCATCCGCTCCGATATGCCGCAGTTCATGGTAGACAAGGGCGATTATCTGCTCACGGCTCATTGTTTCGATGTTGCGCTTGTAAAACTCCATAATGTAGCTAAAACTCCGGCCGGTTAACTGCGTTATTATCTCCCGGTACTTTTCGGGGATTTTTCCGATCTGGGCGTTCTTGTACTTGTTTTTCTGCTTGCCTTTGTCCTCGGTATTGTCTACAAAGAGAATTTCATCCACCAGCTTAAACCGCAGTTCCGGGTACTTCTTCACCAGGGCCTCCGCGATAGGCCGGTAGGCCTCGTTGATGACGTATTTGCCGCCCCATTCGGGGAGCACTACCAGTCGGCTGGTATCAATGTCCATGATTATCCCCTCCGGTTTTAAAATAACTACTTTTTACTCCAACACTCTAACTCTTACCATTTTTCGGCCCCACTCTAAGGCCTTCTTCTTGTCCGGGATATACAGGTCGGCCTTATACCCTTTTATCGCCCCGCCCACGTCGAGAGCCACTGTATACCCCACTTCCGGGATCCAGACCACCGAACCCAGGGGAATAACTCGCGGGTCTACCGCCAGGGCGCCGCGGTCCACCGGTAACCCGGTAAACATGATGCCCCCGCCGTCCATGCCCGGGTCGTCTTTGCTGTAGGCAGTTATCTCCAGGATCAGTTCCCTGCTTTTTATCCCGCGGGAGGTTTCAAACTGATACCTCTTCATCCGGGCGGCTTCCTGCATAGCCTTTTCTAATGCCTTATTGGCCTCCTCGGCCGCTTGCGGGGAAGAATATACTGGTCCCACAGGTTCGCTCAATTCACCGTTCGGATCTGGGATAATGATGATATCCCCCAGATTGAGCTTCTGTCCGGGTTCCAGGCCGTTGAGATCTTCCAGTTCCTTTAAAGCTTTCTGGTTGTCCAGCTTCGGCAATACTCTGCCGGCAATATCCCGCAAAGTATCTCCGGGCTGGATTACATAAAGCGAATATCTTTGCGGTTCCTTTTCTTCTATCTCCAGCCTGCCCGCAGCCGGGTAATTGCAGATTGCTACCAAAGCCACCACGATAATCGTCACAAATAGAAACCGACTACGGTGTTTCATTCCTGCGCCGCCTCGCTTCCAGATAGTCTTTCCGCCATCCCCCTCACCCTGCCGGCAAACTCCTTTTCCGCCTCGTACATGCCGGCATAGTAAATGCAGTCGCCCTCCCGTACAACCTGCCCCTTTTCCTGCAGCGCCTTCACCGCTTCCGCCACCGGGGTTACCTCTACCCTCGTCCCCAGGGCTTCCGGCAGCCTGGCTAAAATCTCAGAGGGCCGCAGGTAGCAGTGGCCGTCGTTCCCCGCTTCGTTAAGCAGCCACTTTACCGCCGCTTCAAGCCGGTAGGGACTATCTTCCGGGATCCCCACTGCCCGGGCAATTTTGTCGGCTGTCTTAAAGCCCACGCCAAACATCTCGTCCGCCAGGACGTAGGGGTTCTCCTTGACTACCTTCAGGCTGTCAACGCCGTAATGTTGGTATATTTTTGTGGCCAATCTTGGAGTAATCCCCTGCCCGCAGATAAGCGCTGTTAATTCAGCCAGGACACGGTTTTCGGCTAGAGCTTTGTAGATTTCTTCTGCCTGTTCCGGCTTAATCCCGGGAACGGTGAGAAGGATGCCGGGGTCGGCCTGGATTTTGTCCAGGCAGTCATCCCCCAGGGTGTCCACGATGCGCCCGGCCTTGACCGGGCCGATGCCGGTAGCCACGCTGCACAGGTAAGAGATTAGCCCCTCTTTAGAAGAAGGCATGATCATCTGGTATTCGGTGAATTGGAACTGCCGGCCGAATTTGGGGTGAATTACCCAACTTCCGGTGAACTCATACTCTTCGTCAATGCGGATGGATGGCATGTAGCCCACGGCGGTAATAGTCTCCATCGTTCTCGCATCCAAACTCAAAACGCAGTAGCCATTGGCCGGGTTGTGGAACCGGACATAAATAATTCTTGCGGTTAGCTTTTCTTGTTGTTGGTTTATAGCTGCTACGCTCATCCTCATCCCGCCTTGCTCAGAGCTTCCCTCGCCCGGCCAATGCGATCCAGGGCCTCCTTGACTACTGCTGCCGGCAGTTCCTCCCGCCTGGCTATGTCGTCAACTATCTCCTGGATCTCCAGGAACTTCGCCTCCCCTTCGGCGGCCAGGAGGCCCAGGAAGCGGTTAATCCGTTCTTCCCGCTCAGCTTCTTGTTCCAGATGGTCACGGGAAAGGACCTCATAACCCGGCCGGGCGGATTTCAAAGGTACCAGGAAGGCTTCAGCTTCTCCGTTTTCTACTTCCAGGACCGCCACCTGGACCTGGCGCTCCATTTCAGCCGGGTTGGCGCTCAGCCGGCATAAGGCGCCGGGGTTGATAAAGAGAACCCCGTCCTCCCTGCGCTTTATACCAAAGCCCAGGTGCTCATGGCCTGATATGACGACTTTGGCCGTCGTTCTTACGTCCCGGATCAGGGTATGGCGCATATCAAAGCCCGGTGGTTTCTGCATTAACATGGAATGGACTACGCGAATGGATACGCCTTCAAATCCCTCTGGCAGGGCTGCCGGGCTAAACTGGGCCATGCCCAATTCGGTATCAGTTTCGGTGTTATAGCCGTGGCCAGTTATAAGCAAATCCGGGGAAACCCACCCTGTTTCGTAAGGTTCCTGTTCCAAGTCCCAAAGTAGCTCCAATTTAGCTAATAGCCCGAAAGGGGTCCGGTACTTGCTACCTGGGTTGCTTCCCCATATGTCGTGGTTGCCGTGCACCGCCAATATTTTGCATGGAGCCTGCTGCAAGAGATAAGCAAGGTCAGCGATAGTACCCAGGGCAGTACCCGGACTGTCGAATACGTCGCCCGGGACGACAATGGCTTCAGCTTCGTGTTCCTGGGCCAGGTTAAAAACTTCATAAATCTTATGGGTCAGGGCTTCCTGGAAATCATCCATCCGCGCCCGGGGATTAGTCCCCCGGAAATGCCAGTCGCCTGTTACGATGAACTTCATGCCCGGGTCACCTCGCTTATGCCGTTCTGCTGGCTTACGCGGTAGCTTACGTCGGCTACCTCGGCCAGCGCCGCCTGGTGCGTGATCAAAATTACCTGCCGCCCCGTCCTCCGGGCATATTCTTTCAAGAAGGTCGCCACGTTTGGGGCATAATTAGCGGACACGTGCTTCCCTACCTCATCCAGCAGTACCGGACCGCCCGGCTTCGGCCTGGCCAGTTCCAGTAGGGCCAGACGTAGCGCCAAGCTCACCACATCGCTTACCCCGCCGCCCCGGCTGTTTTCCGGATCGCCGGCGACAACGAACTCCCCGTATTTGCTGACTACCTCCCAGTCGGCCGCGGCCTGGCCGCGTTCTTGGCGCAGCACCACCTTAAATTCCAGACCGTCATCCTCGAATATGGCCTGGAGGGCAGCAGTGACGGTCGCTTCAATTTTCTGTCGCAACTGCTCCCTGGCGTACTCGGACACCTTCGCAAAGAGGGCCTGCACCAGTTGCCAGACCCGTATGTCTTCCTGGGCCTTCTCCAGTTCGGCCAACTTCTCAGCCTTGTGGCGTTCCAGGTAGGCCAGTTGCCCGGCGGCCCGGTCATAGTCGGACCGCAGGGCCGCCAGGGCAGTTTCAATTTTTGGGAGGCGGTTTTCCGGGGCAGAAATCATGCCGCCTACCCCCTTAGCAGTTCTTCCGCTTTGGCTAGGTTACTCTCAATCTCAGCCTCCAGCCGGGCGATCTCCTCATCCAGTTTTTCCGGGGCCACGCCTAACGCGGCCAGCTCTGCCATGATCTCTTCCTTCTGTTTGGTGTAAGTTTCCAGATTGGCCTCCGCTTTAGCTCTTTCGGCTTTCCCTTTTTCGATTTGGGCTTTAAGGTTGTTAAGCCTTGCGGCGATATCGGTCATTGTTTATACAGCCTCCTTTAAAATAGCGATTTGTTGGTTGGTGATTTCCTGGCCGCAGGTCGGGCAGCGGCCTGCCGCCAGCAGGGCGTCGAAATAAGCCCCTTCTAATTCGGCAACACGGTTTTCATGTAATACGGCCTGCTGTCGGGCTGTTTCGATATCCTTATTGATACAGTCCAGCTTGGCGGCCAGGGAAATAATCTGCTTGCGGCAAGTTAACCCTGTTTCCGCCGCTTCTATACAAGACGTAGCTGCATCAATGTTTTTCCAACCCTCCAGGACCAATACCGCTCTGGCTATTTCTTTGGCAACAGTTATTAGCTTTTGCCTTAAACTACCAAGTTGCGTATACCGTTCATATAATTCCGCCGCCCGGAGAGCAGCCGCCGCGCCTTCGTCTAGCCCGGACCAGCGTTGCAGGGCATTCTGGTCGGCCAGTATGCGTTCTGTTGCTACGGCCCACCGGCTTGCCAGTCGCAGCAAAACATCTTTTCTGGCGGCTGCCTCGCTGGCTTTGGCCATGGCCGCTTCTGCTTTTTCCAGACCGGCCCACTTTTGCAGGATACCCTGGCTGGAAGCTATGCCGTTTTCTGCTGCCGACAGCCCGAATGCCAGTCGGCACAGGATATCCGTCCTGGCCGCAGTCATTTCAGCCCCGGACAGGATGTTTTCCGCTTCCTCCAGGCCCCGCCAGCGCCAGATAATCATTCTGGCCTGAGAGATAGCATCCTCACACTGGTACAATCTTTCCTGGTATCCGGCCAGCTTATCCCGCAGTTCCGCGGTGGCCTTGGCCCGGCTTACCAGGGCCTCGGTTGCCTCAATCCTAGCCTTCATGTTCGGTAAGTAGTCGAACTCCCGGATTTTTTCCTCCAGCCCGGCAATCTCTGCCGCCAGCCGCTTTTCGTCCTGGCCGCGGCGGTGCAGGTCGGTAGCCAGTTGCTTTGCAGCATAGTCTACTTCTTCGGTGCCGGCGAGCTTACCTAAAACTTTCGCCCTGGCCCCGGCGGAGATAGACTTGCCCAGAAATGGGCCGTCCAGCTGCTCGGCCAGGTTAAGGTTTAACTCCAGGTCGCCGATCTGGACCGGCATAACGCCGGTAAGCTGTTGGATCTCCAGGGGTACATTGACGCCAAAACCTGCGAAGGACTGTTTTTCGCCGTTAGGGAGGATAATCTCATAAGCATTTTTGCTGCCCCTGGAACGGTCGCGGATAATCCTGGTACCGTCTACCAAAGTGAGGACGACGGTGGCTTCCCTGGCCCCTACCCGAATGAAGTCCGTACCCTGCGGTGTGTTGAAGTACACCCAGCGTAAGGCTCTGATAATGGCGGTTTTGCCGCTGTCCGAGGGGCCGGTTATGACGGTTAACTGGCCACCCGGGCCAGGGCGAATTGTTGTGGATTTATGGGCTTGAAAATTCTCAATTTGGAGCGAAGCTATTTCCATATTGGCGATGCTCCTTTTTTTTAGGAAGGATTGCGGGGGAGAATTTCTCCCCCGCGAAGTATATGGGAGAGTGAGGTCCGGCAGATTAGAATGGCTCGGCGTCGTCGGTGCCGGTCGCTGCGGCCGGCGCAGGATATGCCTGGTCGTTATCCTCAATCGTGTAATCGACGGCCTCAATCTTGACGGCCCGCATAATAGGCTTCAGTGTTTCAGCATATTTCTTGATGGCGATCTTTTCTTCTGGCGGCAGGTCAGCAACCTTGCTGAATACCGCTTTGCTGTAAACTATGCCTCCGGCGTTTTTGTCTTTTTCTAGCGTGACCTTCGTCACGCATCCATAAAACGGCGTCGGCTTCCGGCTTACCAGGCGCTTCATGTAGTCGGTAAAAGCCCCCAGGGAAGTAGGTGGCAAGGCTAATAAGATGGGGAAGGTTTCTCCTTCGCGCAATATATACACGCGCCGGATATTCTTGCAAGCCTTCCCTCTGCCAGGGTTTCCTGCTTCGTCAACGGCGGACCCCCACTGGTTTAGAGGGCATTTGCTGCACAGACCGCCCGGATTGCCTTCGCCGTGTTCCCCATCTAGAGCGGAACAATCTGGCGGATTGTTACTGCCGGAATATTTGTTGGACCAATATGCGTTCACGGGATAATGATCTAATATTACGCCTACAAGCTCTTTGGCAACCTCGCCGCCAGGCAGTTCGAAGGCTAAGCCGCCGCCGGAAGGGATTTTAACGCGATCGAATTGGATGGTCATTCCCGCCAGGTTTTCCTGCATAACTTCGATAACTTCCTGGGGGTTCGCCAGGACCGGCAAATTTATGGTTGGGTTTTCAATCTTGGCAAGAGAGATATTAGTTGTCATATTATGATACCTCCTGTTTAGGTTGTGATGAGTTAAAACGGCTCCTTCGGGCTTTCTTCTTCCGCAATCCCCGCCGCCAGCAGGGCCAGTTCCCGGGCGGTCAGGTCAACAACGTAACGGTATGCCTTAAACTCGTCAATCAATTTTTCTAAGTCAAATTGGGCCTCATTTAACGCCCATTCTGCCTCCCGGCAGGCCTTCTCGGCTTCCTGGTAGGCCGGGTTCTGCCGTTTACGGTTGATGAGTTCGGCGGCCCGGGATTCGGCGTTGCTGAACTTCGGCTTGCCGTTGCCGTTCGTCTCGGCGGCAATTTCAGCCACCATTTCCGCTTCCAGGGCCTGCCGGGCCGCCTTTGCGTCTTCCAGTGCCTGGCGCTTTTCGGCGACGATGCTCTTCTGCCGGCGCAACAGGGCCGGGTATTCGCGGAGTTTGACTTTTAGGGTTTTCGTTTCCAGGTCGGCTAAGATGGCTTCTATTGTGGTTGACATTTAACTCGCCTCCTTTATCCTTTCACTAAGACACTCGCTAAGACACCTTCTTCATTTCCAGCTCGAACGACTCCATCAACCGGGGCTCTCCAATGTGTTCAATTTCCAGGTTCGTTTTAATTGGTTCAATCTGTATGACCACGTTTACCGGGATTTTTTCATAAAGCTCTATTTCTTTGTCTGTAGGCTGGAGAGCATCCTTAATGATTTCGCGGATGTCTTTACCATTGAGACTAATTTCGTACCGCCCTACAGCCATCATTGCGGTCCCCTTGATTTTAAAGGCCTTCATTGATATAATCCTCCTTAGAAAGAGTTTTACTTTGCCGGCCTTAGTCGCCGGTTTTTTAGTATCTTTTGTCTCGCCACCACTCTTTCTTCGCCGTTTCCAGTGCCTTTTTGCACGCCGGACAAAGCTTACTTGGTTCCCAATCCGTGTCTTCGGGGCCTATTAGTAAGCCGCAGTTCCAGCAGATATACACTAAATACCCTCCTTTCTCATTCCCCAAGCGGCCAAGGCGAAGCCAAACGCTACGCCAGCAGTTGCAATCCACCAGACCCATCCCGTACTGTCTAAGGCGGAACCAAAAATGACCGCCAGAGTCAGGCCAATTAAAACCGGTTTATTCATCTTCTGCAGCCTCCCACCCAGGACGTTCCGGGTCGTTCCAGCACTCCATGCATCTTTCTGCGTAATCCGCCCGGTGTTTGCAGGTGAAGCACATTCTAGCTGGCATCGTCAAAGTTCGCCTCCCACCGATTGAAGATTTCCCCGCAGTTCCGGCAGCCCCAGGCTACCAAATCATGGCTCCGTGGTTTACCCTCCATCACGGTCTGCAGGTACTTCCATCCCTCCTTGTTGCCACATCCTGGACATTGGGTTGCTGTTTTCTTTCCCTTTATCAAAGGTATCCCGTGGCGGGTTAACGTCACCACAAAATCCCGGAATTCTAGCCGCTCCTTCCCGTATCGAAGCATTACCGCCCGAAGCGCATCCAACATGGCGGTGAAGGTTTTTATGTCGCTACTCCCCACAGCCACCCGGACCGCGGTCTCGGCCGCCAACTTATCCTGCCGGTACAAGGTCAGGTCGCATATTTTCCCGGACCAGGCAGGCCCCCTTTTCGGTAATCTGGATGCAAACACGTTGACACTCCCCTTCCTTCTGGTAAATACACTCCTGGCAATCGCAATAAATGATGGTTTCCATTTCGCTTACGCCGCCTTTCTTATGCCGCGTCCCAACTGCCATTTTTGCGTTACATCCCGCCGCGCCCTGGCTACCGGGCACTCCCGGCAGGCTGCGTCGGCAATCTCTGTACACCTGAATAACCGTGTCGCCGCCGCTACCACATCCAGGGGTATTTCTTGGATTTCGTTCTCATACCGGCAAAGGGCCGCCGGGCTGACGCCTAACCGTTGAGCTACCTGGAATTGAAGGTAGCCTCGCTTCTCCCTTTCAATCCGCATTGCATAACCTGCTCCCACTTAACGTTTCCCTCCTTCCTTTTTTGCGTGGGTCGCAATTTCTTGTGGAGAAAAAATTCCCCTATTGCCTATTTGACGGTGGTAATCTTTGGTTTAGCTTCCACGACTCGCCGTAGAGCCTGGGCCAGGATGGCAATGAACAACTGTTTACGCTGTTCCGGGGTTAATTGGGTTTTGGGGTTCAAGTTACCACCTCCTTTGTGGAGATTGCTGAATGGAAGGCGTTTATTTAGTCAGCAGTACCGGTAGGTTTAAGATCCTTAAAATCAATTTCAATGCCGAGGGCTGCACAGGCTTTTTCAATGGTATCCTCATTCCACCGCCTGCGCCCTCTTAGCAGATCGAAAAGATAAGGATAACTAATACCAGAAAGCCGGGCAAACTCGGTAATTTTTAAGTTCTTTTGCGCTAATTTTTCTTTCACAATCAAGCTGAAGTCCATTTCATATCACCTGCCTAATTACATTATAGGCAATAAGCCTAATTTAGCAATAATCAAATTAGGCCATTTGCCTTCTTGTGGGGCAAAAAAATGGGGTTACCTCCAAATTAGGCTATTTGCCTTTTTATTTCTCTGATTTTAGGCTATTTGCTAATTGCATATATATTATTTATCCGGTTACACTAAATATGCAAATAGCATAGGAGGCCAAAGGCTATGTCTTACCTTAGAGAACTCAGGAAAAAGAAAAAAATAACCGCGGAAAAAATGGCGGAAATCCTGGGAATATCCGTTCCCTATCTATATGATCTTGAAAATGGCAGAAGAAGACTTAATCAAGATTTACTAAAAAAACTCCGTGAAAAATTTGGCGTGTCTGCAGATTATATTCTTGACGGCAAGCAAACAGTACCCATCCCTCCCGATGCCATACCCGTGGAAAAAATGGTCCGTATTCCGGTTTACGGTGAGATACGGGCCGGCGAGCCTGCTTTTGTCCGCGATGAGATAATCGACTGGGCATACATCCCGGCCGAACAGGTAAAAGGAGGCGATTATTTTTACCTATGCGTTAAGGGGGACAGTATGGAAGGTGAAAAGATTTATGAAAGCGATTACGTCTTAGTAAGGTGCCAGCCCGTTCTAGAAGATGGCCACATAGGGGTAGTAAGCATTGTCGGTGAAAGCGCCAGCGAATACGGCAGTGAGGCGACTATAAAGAAATTTTACCGCAAGGGCAACATGGTTGTCCTTCAGCCTGCTAATTCCAAATATGACCCTATTATTGTGCCCGCTAACAACGTGCATATAATAGGCGAAGTAATAAAGGTAGAGCGGTGGTTGAATGGGAAGCATATTTGATGTTCCGGAACTAAAAAGAAAAAAGGATTAAGAGGGTGTATATTAAGTTTATGGAGACAAAATAGGAAGGAGGTTATCTATGCAAAAATGGTGGTTGGCCATTGCGGTTGGAGCCTTGATTTTATCTGCCGTTATTTTCCGTTATAATATTATTAGTCTGGATAACTCTTCTTCTGCTTACATGCTTGACCGTTGGACAGGCCATGTATGGGTTTTGCGAGGAAACTTTAAGATACCGGTAGGCGCTCCACCTAAATAAAGGAGATTATGCCTATGTCTTTCAGAAAGAAATCATCTCAGCCTAACCAGGATTGCAAAGCCGTCGGCTACATCCGCGTCTCTCGGCTCAAGCACCATAAAAACCACGTCTCCCCGGAGACGCAGATCGAGGCCATCAAGAATTACTGTCAAATGATGGGCTGGGAGCTGGTAGCCACTTTTGACGACCTAGACCGGTCCGGCTACAGGCGCAAAGCTGGTAAACTCAACTACCAGGAACGCCCCGGCCTGATGGCGGCGATAGACTGCGTAAAGGGAAAAGGGATAAACAAGCTGGTTGTCTGGAAATTCTCCCGCCTTGGCCGGCGCATCCGGGAGGCCCACGAGATCATTGACCTGCTAGAGGACATGGGCTGCGATGTGGTCTGCACCAGCCTGAATATCGATACCGGCACCCCTATGGGCCGCCTGGTAAGGAATATCATGATTGACTTCGACGAGTTCTATAGTGAGGACCTGGCCGAAACCATTTACGACAATAAAGCCATCAACGCCGAGGCCGGCCGCTGGAACGGCGGCAATGTGCCCTACGGGTTAAAATGGCTTCAGGACAAGAAAGAATTCACGGAGGACGAAGAAACCTTTTCCTTCCTCCAGCAGATTTTCAGCCTGGCGGCCAGGGGCTGGTCACCGGGCAAGATTGCCCTGGAGATGCAGATGCAGGGCGCTCCATGCCCCATGCGGAAATGGAACGGCGACAGTGTACGGTATATCCTACGAAATTCTATTTACATCG